GTCTAGCTATGGCACAACTAGCCACACACCAGATGCGGATGCGGATGGTTTCATTGCTTACGATAGCGTAACGGAAGCTAACTGCATTGCATGGGCGCAAGCCGAAGCAAACCAAGCGGATGTTGAGGCGGCGATTGCTGCCAAGATTGAAGCTGACAAGACCCCCACCACAGGCTCAGGAGTGCCTTGGTAACAACACAGAAAGGAAATCAAATGGTTGAAGAAAAAAAGACCATCACGATTGACGATGTAGAATACACAGAAGATCAGCTAAACGATACTGCCAAAATGTGCATCAACCACATTGGCTCGTTAGATCAGAAAATCGGTAGCGCAGAGTTCAACTTAGATCAACTTAGAGTTGGGCGTAATGCGTTTGTAGAAATGCTCAAGAAAGAGCTACCAGACGAAGGCTAAAGCATGACCGCATACTACGTCCAGCCAGAGCCGAGCGCATCAGGCGGTGAGACATACTGGCTGGAGGGGTATGCGGTTGGCGATGCCAAGTTTGCCGCAGCGCAGTCTGACGGTACAAGCACAACACTTACAGCGCCAACACGCGTGCAGATCGCGGCGATGCTGTCGGAGGGCGAGGTTACTTCGCTATTCGGCGGCAACCGTGTCGTTGCTGCGGGCGTGTCGCAAAGCCCAGCATCTGCTACAGTCACTGGCTCAGTTCGCATCCGCACTGCGGGTATACGCTCTAGCAGCACAGGCACAACGCTTGTCGGCGGGTATCGTGTAAGGCCAAACGGCTCACTAAGCCAAGCCACAGCCACAACGCTAATCGGGGCTAACGCAACATTTGACGCCTACATTGTGCCGCGCAGCTTGTACGTCGAAGCAGACTACTGGGCGGTCAATTACGTTGACTACGCAATATCCTCGCATTCATCCGTACAGCCGTCGATTGTTAAGCCAACTGGCGCGTCTGCACTAGCCACATCTACGCCACTTATATCAGGTGGGCGCAAGCGCACAAAAACAGGCGCAGTAAGCGTTGGCGAGGCAACGCCGATCATCGCAGCATCGGTCACTTACAGCAGTAACGCGCTACTTACGCAGGCAACATCAATAATGCTTGCGTCGCTATCCGAGAAGTGGATTGACCTTGCGGAAGATAGCGACATCTGGACAGATCAGGCAGAAGACACAGACACATGGTCACTTGTCGCAGAGGCAAGCGGCACTTGGACAAACATATCTGAGGATACTGACATATGGACTGACGTATCCGAAGACACGGATACGTGGACTGACCTCAGCCCACTAACATAGACGAAAGCTAAAAACTGCTGTATGTTAGCAGCAAAGGAGACATCACATGGCTATCACGCTAACAAAACCCGTAGTCGGCGGTTCTGACGGCACATGGGGTACAACTTTAAACAGCACACTTGATACCGTTGCCAACTATTTGGACGGCGATCTTGAGATTACGCCAGACCTAACATCTGGCTCTTGGAGCATTAGCGGTACGGCGGTTACGGCTACGGCTGCGCAGATAAACATTTTAACATCGCTAACAGCTACGGCGACAGAGCTAAATTACACAGACGGCGTAACGTCTAACATCCAGACGCAGCTTGATGCAAAGGCGGCGACTGCATCGCCTACGTTCACAACCAAAATCGTAACGCCAAAGGTCGAGTTTTCAAACTGGACAATCACTGAAACGTCTGGCGTTTTGTACTTTGCAACGGGTGGCGTAAATAAGATGAAGCTCGACGCTTCTGGAAACCTTACAGTAGTTGGTGACATCACAGCATTTGGAACGATCTAATGGCGCTACAATCATCTGGCAACGCAATTAGTTTTAGCGACATCCAGACTGAGTTTGGTGGCGAAAACCCTATTAGCATGTCCGAGTATTACCAAAACTCTGTGCCAGCGCTTGTAACTGCTAATAATAGCAATGTTGGCGATACTGGCAGCGCGTTAGCTATGAGTGATTTTTATGATGGTATATTGGCCACGCTGTTTACCGTTGAATTTATAGGCGGCGGTGGCGGCGGAGCAGGACACAGTATGTCAAGCGGTAACCCTGCTGGCTCTGCGGGAGGCTCCACGGGCCTTACGGCAGCATCAGGTGATATGTTCGGTACAAACGGAGTAGAGCTTACTGGCATATCAACAGGTGGCGGAGCTGGCGGTCCTACTGGAAGCAATGGAACTCTTGCGTCAGAGGCTGGTGAGGCATCATATTATGGAGCTGGCGGAAACGGCGGACTGAACTCAGGTTCGGGGAATTACACAAGTGGCTTTTCTCCCGCTGCAACTTCTTATGGCGCTGGCGGTGGGTCAGGCGGAACCACGTTTCAGTGGAACGGAGGTTTTGGAGGAAGAGATGCCACTAGACGTGAATTTCAGTTTTACGGCGTTCCGTCAGCATCAATTACTGTCACCATTGGAGCTGGTGGCGCGGGCGGCAATGGCAGCTTGACAAACGGTGGCGCGGGTGCCGCTGGCTACGCTAAATTCACAGTAGGCAACGATGTGCAAGAGTTTACATCATCAGGAACATATACGGTGCCATCATGACGTTAATACCGATAGACTTGCCAGCAGGCGTATACAAGAATGGCACAGACTTAGAGGGCCAAGGCAGGTGGCAGGACGCGTCACTGGTGCGTTGGCGTGACAATACGCTGCGTCCAGTTGGTGGGTGGAATGAGCGTAAAACTGGCTTTAGCACAAATCCAATACGCGGCTTCCACACTTGGGAGGCCAACGACGGGTCACGCTTTTATGCGGGTGGGTCGTATAACGAGCTAAAAGTCGCCACCGCAAACAACAACGTATACGCCATCACGCCAGCTGGCCTCACGGCGGGTGATGAGCATAGCACCATTGAAACAGGTTATGGCTATGGCGCATACGGCGATGGCACATACGGCACAGAGCGATCTGCATTCGGCTCTTACTCAGAGGCCAACACTTGGTCGCTGGACAACTGGGGCGAGTACCTTGTCGCCGTATCATACGCGGATGGTAAGATGTACGAGTGGCAGCTCAACACATCCAACGCGGCAGCGCAAATCTCTAACGCTCCGACAGGCAATCTTGGCCTAGTCGTGACAGAGGAGCGCACAATCTTTGCATTAGGCGCAGGTAACAACCCGCGCAAGGTGCAGTGGTGCGACATCGAAGATAACACCTCATGGACTGCGGCGGCGACAAACCAAGCTGGCGACATTGAATTGCAGACAGCGGGTCAGATTATGCAGGGCATTCGTACTCGCGGTCAGGTGTTAATACTCACAGACATTGACGCGCACAGCGCCAGATACAGCGGCCCGCCTTTCGTTTACGGCTTCCAGCGTGTTGGCACGGCATGTGGTGCAATATCTCGCGCAGCCGCCGTTGACACAGACGCAGGCGTGTTCTGGATGGGCCAGCGCGGCTTCTTCCGCTTTGACGGTAACATTGTCCAAGAAGTGCCATGTGACGTGTTTGACCATGTGTTTGGCGAAATACAGGATCGCAACAAGTCTAAGACGTGGGCATGGAACAACTCAGAGTTTGGCGAGGTTTGGTGGTTCTATCAGTCTGAAGCTCAGTCCGACACTGGCGAGATCGACAAGTACGTTGCATACGACTTTAAAGAAAACCATTGGCATATTGGGTCGCTGTCTCGCACTGCGGGAGCGCCGCGCGGCGTATTCCGTCATCCGTTCTTACTGGACAGCACAGACGTATACCAGCATGAAATTTCTGGCACAGGTGCAACAAATATGTTTGCTGAGACTGGCCCTATACAGCTAGGTAACGGCGACAACATCCTGCACGTTACGCAAATGATCGCCGACGAACGCACAAAGGGTGACGTGCAACTAAAGTTTAAGACGCGTTTTTACCCGAATAGTTCTGAAACAGAGCATGGCCCATTTAACCCAGCAACGCCGACAGGATTGCGCTTCGCAGGTCGCCAGTTCAAGATGCGCGTGGAGCCAGATGACGGCTCAGAGTTTAGACTTGGCATTGTTCGTGTCGATGCACAGCAAGGGGGTAAGCGATAATGCCGATCCCAACGCTGCCAGTTATCGGAGCAAGCCTTGATCAGTGGGGCAGACAGCTTACGCAGTATTTGTCGCTCAACTTGTCAAAGTTAGGCTTTAAGACTGCAGACGATAACCCGTCTGATAACGGCATCATCTTATGGGATGAGGTAAACGGCTATCCAGTCGTGTCCAAGAATAACGAGTTCGTGCAGATTGTTCTGGAGGATGGTCAATACGCTGGCGCGGTGACGGCAGACCAGACAGCAGCAGCTACAAACACGGCGTACGCTTTAACGTACACCTCTAGCATTGCCGATGGGATCACAAACGGCACGCCTGCATCGCGCATTGTCTTTGACGAAGCGGGTCAATACATGATTAGCTTTTCCGCGCAGATTGCATCAACATCTAGCAGCACAGTCAACTTCTGGTTTTGGCCTCGCATAAACGGTACTGACGTCACGGGATCAACAATGAAGAACGCCTTGCATCAAAACAATTCAGTGCTGGTCGTGTCGCGCTCTGCGATCTTTGATGTAAGTGCTAATGATTATTTAGAGGCTATGTGGGCCGTCGATAGCACAAACGGGTTTTTAGATGCGACAGCAGCAACAGCATTTGCTCCAGCAGCGCCTGCGTCAACGATTGCGATTACGAGGTTACATGGCTAAGCACGAAAATATAAACATCCTAGAGCACTGCAGGCCTTGGCTTGAGGCTGCTATTAAGCGCTCTGGCGGACTGAATACGTGGGATGAAGTAGTCAACGGTATTGCCGCAGGTAAAATGCAATTATGGCCTGCAGAGCGCGGGTGCATTGTCACAGAAATAGTGATATACCATCACACAAAGTGCTTGCATGTATTTCTTGCAGGCGGCGAATTGGATCAAATTTTACAAATGACCGAAAATGTGAAAGAATGGGCAAAATTGCAGGGCTGTTCATTTGCCTCGTTTGATGGTCGTTTTGGATGGCAGAAACCTTTGGAGAAACTAGGCTGGAAGCCTCACTCCATAACAATGCACTTGGAGTTTTAAAATGGGCAGCAGTAGCACAACACAAGTCCAAAAAACAGAGATACCGAAGTGGTATGAAGATGCCGCAAAGCTGCAGATCAGAAGAGCTGATGAGGCGTACACTCTGGGCAAAATGCCATACATGGGACCAGAGGTTGCTGTAATAAATCCAGCAGAAATGGCAGCATCGCGCAACGTTGGCCAAATGGCTTCTGCCTTTGGGCTTGAGGCACCTGCAGAATTAAGCATGGGCGACATGCCAACAGTTACGCAGGGCGGCATGACTGGCTACACTTCTTATCCAGCTTATCTAGAAAACATGGAGCGCCTCAGAGAGCAGCGCCCAGATCAGTATGATTTCTTCTCACGCATGACTGGCTTTGATCCTATCACTGGCGCGTCCGTGCAGCAAATGTCAACTCTGCCCTCACAGGCATCTGCACCCGTTGCTGCTCCTGCTCCAATTATAAATCAAAACACTGGAGGGGAAGATAACGTAGATGCTCTTGCGTTGCATAGATCACTTTTCCCGCAACCAAGTTCTCGCTTAGACACCAAAGGGCAGATCGGAAAGTACGAGAAGCCATCAGGTGGTGGTCTATTTAGCGGCATAAAAAGTTTTTTTGGAGGCTAGTATGGGAACATCAGCAAACCAACCAATACAAAACGTGTTCCAAGGCTCATCTGCAGCCCTGCAGCAAGCGGGTCAGACATACGGCGGCATGACTGGCTTCCAGCCAAGTGCAGCTCAATACATGAACCCATATACTCAGCAGGTCATTGATCGCACTCAGCAAGACATCGCGCGGCAACAACAACTAGCTCAAAACCAACTTGGCGCACAGGCTCAGGCTGCAGGAGCATTTGGCGGTTCGCGTCACGGCGTAGCTCAGGGCGTTATGGCTGGCGAGTACGGCAGAATGGCTGGCGATATTGCGGCTCAACAAAGGCAGCAGGGATACAATCAAGCCCTTGATACCGCATTCCGCACCGCAGGCATACAGCAGGCTGGAGCTAGTGGTTTAGCTGGCCTTGGCGGTCAGCTATTTGGAATGGGTCAGCAAACTCAGCAAGCGATTAGCGGTCAAGGTCAGTTCCAGCGCCAACTTGAGCAAGCTATGCTTGATGCAGCCAAAAACCAGTTTTATGGTGCTGCAGGTGCGCCGCTTCAGGGCCTTGGTGCGCTGTCTGGCGTTCTTAGTGGCCTAACAATTCCAACATCATCAACTGGGACAACAAGTACACCATTCAATCCTTTGGGTCTAATTACGGCGTTTATTTAGCATGGACTATCGCAACCTAGCATATCAAACTGCGCAAAAGTATGGTTTGGACCCTGATATGTTTGTCAGGCAAATCCAAGCAGAAAGCGCATTTAACCCCGCAGCCGTAAGCTCTGCGGGGGCTATTGGTTTGGGGCAGTTGATGCCTGCTACGGCAAAAGAATTGGGGGTAGACCCGACTGATCCAGTGCAAAACTTAGAGGGTGCCGCGCGTTATATGAGGCAGCAGTTAGATCGCTTTGGCGATCCTGCTTTAGCTTTGGCTGCTTACAATGCTGGACCATCCCGTGTTGCTAAGGCGAACGGTATTCCTAAAATTACAGAAACACAAAACTATGTTGCCAAGATACTTGGTGGAAAAGGCGGTGCGTCTATGGCAGATCAACCAACACAACCTCAGCAGTCACAAGGCTTGCTTAGCGGCATACTTGGTGGGCAGGGCATAGGCGGTGCACTTGGATTAAGTGACGATTTTCGTGATCGACTGAAGATGGGCATTCTGCTTGGCTCTGATCCGCAGCGCTTTGCACCTGTGATTGCTGGGATACAAGAGCGTGGCAAGGAGCGTCGGGCTGAGGCTAAGCTGGAGAAAGGCATTAATAAAACAATAGATTATTTTCAGAAAAAAGCAGATGCAGGCGACGATCTAGCTGCAACTATGGTGGGGGCGCTTAACACGAAGCAGATAGATCCAGCAAGCGCAATATCAACGTATATTTCTGAAAGCACGCGTGCAGTAAAGGACACTCGCACCGCCGCAGAGAAGGAGTATGATCGCGCTGCGGCTGAGGGTTACCAAGGCTCATTCATGGACTTCCTAAAAGTGAAGGAAAAAGAATTTAATATTGGCATAAACACTGAGGGCGCTGATGATTTCACAAAGGCACTCATGAAAGGCATGGCAACAAGGTACGAGACATATCAATCTGAGGCAGATGCAGCAGAAAAAGCGATGGCTAACCTCAACCTAATGGGCAACCTTGTAGGTCAAGATAACTTCTACTCAGGACCATTTGGAAACCAAGTCACTGCAGTTCGTAGGGTTGCAACATTGTTTGG